TTAGCACAGATTCTGATCTGGTCAGCCAGATATACTGAGAGTTGCGCGGATGAATCCAGGCGAGAATCAATATCAATGGCTCGTACACATCCATCTGCGTCTGGATTATGATCTGATTTGGTGGAACTATGACGAGCATCGCCAAGCCATCCATCACTGGTAGTCCTGCGATCAGGGTACCAGGTAGTAATGGCATTTCTAAGCTCGATCCCAGCTGCACATAACCAGGGTTTCATTAGCCAAGTAACAATTTTGCTTCATCAGCAGTTAAACCAATGCGATCAAGAATTGCTTGGCGAGCAGCTGTTTTCTCAGCATCATCTTTAATTTTCCACGCATCATATTTAGCAAAACCATCTTCTAATTCTTTTTTAGTTATTGGTTTAACACCTTCATCATAACGAATAGTGTCAAAATCTTGACCCCAAATTACCCAACCACCATTTGGTCTTAAATATGCTAAAACATCTTCTATATTTGCCATTATGGTGTAACCTCCATTAATACAATTGATGATACTGTTCCTGATTTTTGAACAGAAATTTGAGCACTATTATTAGGATTTCTAAATTGTGTTTTATAGGTTGTTGCAGATGTAGTTGCTGGAGAATCCAAATAACTTATAGATGCGGTTCCAGGCCATAGTTGCAAAGAACTGTTTGTATATCCAACAGATTGTGCAAAGGAAGCGATATTGGTTGAACCACGAACTAAATTAATATCTATTGCATTTTGAGAATCAGCACTAGTTTTTTGTAATCCATTTTGATTTACAAAAACTAAAACTTTATTTGATGCACTTGTTGGAGTGATAGTGGCAGTTAAGGTTGTATCTGCAAAAGTAATAGAACTGCTTGCTGTATCTGTTGATGTTGTTGCAGCAACAATTTGCACTACTTTACTGACTGGAACGCTTGGAGTCGCCCAACTTGGAACGCCACCAGCAACAGTTAATACTTGACCAGTAGATCCAATACCTAACCTAGTAGGAGTGCCAGATGCACCACCATAAATTGTATCGCCAGTAGTAGTCATTGGATTGGTCATACCGCTAGATTGACTTATATCAAAAAATATGGCTGCACTTGAAGATGTAAAATAAAGTTGTCCACCTTCCCATTGACTTAAAGCAAGTGATCCATGGGTGGTAACTGTTGCAGTACCAGCGGTAATTGTGCATGTACCTGCACCCCAATTTTGTATAAATATTGTGTCGCCAGCTGAGAATAAACCAGTATTAACTGTAATTGTGGTTGAGCCAGCTGCATTCATGGCTACAGTTGTGCCAGCATCTGCGGCTACCAAAACATAACTAGCAGTTTTAGCCGTAGCAGCTCCACCACCCATAGCAGTTTGTTGTAAACTGGTCATTTGAGCAGCGGTCAATACTTGCCCTGTCGTAAACGTCTGTTTTGCCATGATACCCCTTAGTAACTTAGGACATTATAGCCCAAAGTACCATAAATGCTATTATCTAGGATAAATGCGTCTATAACGGGCTCTAGTGTCGTGAATGTAGTTTTCCAACTGTTTGGCGTTATTGCCATTGATACGCCAAAAATCTGTAAAGTTTTAGATAATACCGACCCACCTGGCTGAGTGGTTTTAACTGTTATTGGATCAAAAAAATCAAGGCTTAAAGCAGCTACAACTCCAGTACTGTAATTAGGAGTATAAAGGTCAAGAGTAATGGCATCGCATCGAATTGAAGTTTCGGCTCGGCTAGCCACATAAGCCTGGGCATAATCTAAAGCTACAGTATCGGTTTGCATAAGCAGACCATCTAAAAAGTATGAATGTAAAAAGTACTTGTCTATACTGTCTTGATTTGTTGCTACTTGTGCTGAACCACCAACTCTAGTTATTGTGGCTTTATTAAATACCAAAACATCATTTAATATCCAGGCAACATCAAAATAATCGATTCCAGTGCCATCATCAGCAAAAACTGTAGGAGTACCTGCAATAGAACTAGCCGTCACTGCTCGGTCTTGAAACACAAATGATCCGCTGGCATCTACATAAAATGCACCATATTCACTTTGTGTAACAGTAACCAAAGCTGACAACGCCGTTCTAGTAGTACCTGGATCGGCTTGAACTGTGGTTAAACCTGCATCAATATCACGCATAGTTGCTGGCCATGATATTTGATCTAAAATATCGTTAATTCTTGCACCTGATAATTCACCAGCGGTAGCACCTGTAACTGTACTTATCTGAGCATTTTGGGCTAATCTTAAAGCATCTACAGCTTGAATGGTTGTATAGGTTACATCTTCTGCTTCTCTAGGATAAGTAGTGACGTAGCTTGTAATAAACCCAGAGAATATAGGATAAGTAACTGAATTATATGTAGCACTTATCTGCACCTTTTTCATTGGTGTTAAATATGTATAATACGGACTTGCAGGATTTTCAGGATTAAAATCACCATTTTGATCTATTATACGTAATGTAAGTGTGCCAGTTTGAAATTCATCAATTAAAGCATTTCGGCCACGCTTGGTTTCAATACGATTTATTTGATTAGAAACATCAACAATTACGGCTGTAGAATCAGATAATATATTTGTGCCTAAAATACCTTCATCTAATATCAATGCCTGGGCAAAACTTGGGCCAGTGCTAAAGTTAATTACTGCATTGATCGTAGGTATGGCCACTATAAACCGCCAGCGATACCATAAGATATGCCAGATTTTTGGGCTATCTGTAAACTCTCTGCTATTAGAGCTGCAAACCTATCGCCTGTTTGTGCTACATCTATGGTTATTGTTAAATCTTTATTTTCACCCATTCTAAAGAATCCTGGATCAAATACTGAACCACCTAGCGTGCCTGTCGATACGTCTGAATATCTTTGTCCATAAGCCAAAGTCTCAGCTGCTTTAGCCACAGGAGTACCTTTACCCATCGGTAACATAGCAGCAGATAATCCTTGCATAGCTGCTAGTGCTGCTAGTAATTGAGATATGTCATTACCTAAATCTTTATTCTCACCCATTCTAAACTTGGCTGGATCGAATGTACCCCATGCTTTGGCGGCATTTCTAGCGGCTTCTTCCAACTCTTTTAATGCTTTGGCTGCTTCCATTTCGGCTAATAACTTTTTGGCCATAGCCTCATTATTATCAAGTATGGCTAATTGAGCCTGTAAACGTAATTTAGTCTCATTATCGGTAACCTCATTAAGCGCTTTGGTTAATCCTATGCGCTCAATATCAAACTGATCTTTTAACTTATCAACAGCAGTTTTTTCTTTTAACTTGGTAATTTCGGTGGTGCGTAACTTATTTATTTCTCTTAAATTCTTAGCTTCTTGCCTTCTTTGTTGAGCCAGGATACGACCTTCTGCTGGAGTGTCTGCTGCTGGCCTATTGGCTGCGCTCGCACCTGCCGCCTTTTTACCTGCATTGTAATAAGCACCTACAACTGGAGTATTACGTAAAATGAAATCTATTAAACTGCCACCACCAGGAGTAGGTATTTTAAGTGTTGCTAATTTAGTTAATTCTTTAGTTAAAGAACCTACGCCTTGAATTAAATAACCAACAGAAGTAGCAACATCTTCAATTTGAGTTGCCAGGCTTGATATATTGCCATCTCTACTTAAATTAGATAATGAGTCCAATAAACTTTTGCCAATAATTTCAGAGGCGTTAGCCGATGCAACTCTTAACTGATCCATCTTTCCAGCATAAGTATCTAATCTAGCCGCTGCCTGACCTGCAAACTTCTTATTTAACTCACCTAGAATTTTATCCATATCGCCAGTTTTTAACGTGGCTTTACTTAATCCCGCACCTAATCTAGACAATGCCGATGTTTGTCCAGCATATCCTTTAGCAATAGCGGCGCTTACCTCAGATACTGATCTACCTGTGGCCGCTGCAACATTTAGAGCTGTGTTTAATGCTTCTTGGCTTTTAGTAATTGAGCCAGTTACTGTTAATAATTGTTGAAATGCTGGTCTTAATTGGTCATCTAAAACGCCTGTGGCTTTTTGTAAGTTGGCTATATATAACTCAACCCCTGGGGCACTGAAAGCAAATCCAGTATTCTTTAATTGCATCTCCAAAGACTTGGCTGCTTTTTCATCAGCTGCAAATGCATTAATGGCTTTTTTGCTATATGCAGTAAGCGCTGTTAAAGCAAACACTCGCCTAAAGGTTTTACCTAGCGCCTGGGTTTGTTTTTCAAATGCTGTTAATTCTTTTTTGGCTTTTTTCAACCCTTTATTATTATAGGTACTGACCGCAGATACGACTACATTGGCCACTATGCGACCTTCTTATCTGTAGATTTATTAAAGTGAGTAGCAACCTGATTAACTGCTTCGGCAATAGCCTTGTAAATGCCACCACTTTCTTGGGCAAATGCTTTGTAAATTAAGCGGCCTTTAGTCTTACGACTATTTTGTCCTCTAACACCTTGCACTCTAGGCTGTGATGTAAGGGTTGGTAAATCGGTAACAAATTGGTAGCCAGCGAATGGATTGTTTGAATTGTATGCTGATCTAGCACGGCTTCTACTTTTAGAGCTACCAGATTGCTTGTATGCCATTGTGCTACCACCTTCATTTATTGTGGTAAATGGTGCACGGCCTTGTGGGTTTAATCTACCTGCGGTCTCATAAATACGACCAGGGGCACTTATATTGTAAACATAACTTTCTACCTGATAACCATTACCGAACTGTCTATTTTTACCTTCTTTGAATCCAATACCACCACGGACTTTGGCTTCATCATATTTAGGGAATGGTCGATAATCCACAGTAGATTGAATTGGTTTAGCCCAGCCAGACAAAACATCGTTATTACTTGGCACAAATCCTTTGGCTTTAGCTTCAACAGTTTTCATTAAAGGATTAACAGCAGCCTTTACCCGCTTGTATAAATCTTCATTGATAAATGTTAAACCTTTAAGAACGTCTTTAACGCCTACGACCTCGACCTCTACTGGCATTTCTGACCTCTTTTGCTCTTTCGTTTAACACCTGCACTATTGCATTAATCATTTCTGAGTCCATGTTAATAAACTCACTTGGCGCTATCCCAGTTTCAACGCTTAATGCAGCGATGCTATAAACCAGCGAGTCACGCCTAATTATTTTTTTTCTTCGTCTAATACCTCAACAGTTTCTAAAGTGTCAATAAATTCAGTACCCCATAAAGGTATCTGTGCGCCAGACCTACGCAAGCATTCATAAGCTAACCAAAATATCTCGGTCTGCCTCTCGTGCTCACGTAGGACTTTAGAAATTCCGGCGCCATACTTCAATTCGAAAGCGTACTCGACACCTGGTGTTATCTTGTGCTCAGACACATCACCATTAGCCCTTGTTATCTTTAGCTTTGCCATTGTTACTCCTTAGTTAGAACGCCACTGATGACGATACTGTTACCACGGAGTTTACTGTAAATGTCATTGAAGAAGTTGCAATTTCAGCCACGCCACCCTGACCTAGTGGAGTTAGGTTATTTACCAATATTGAGAATTGGTAGGTTGGGTTAGCAGCTGATACGGCAGTACCTTTAACAGTGATTACTGATACTGATAAAGTTGTACCAAATGCTGCATTTAAGGTCTGCATAACCTGGCTAGATGCCCAGTCATTGTTGAAATCAATAGTAAATGTTGAGTTCTCTAATCCAGCTACGTACTTATGGGCTGTGTCTCCCATAGCTG